CCACCACCCACTTAAAATCACCGTAGGACGCAGGCGGCGGGCCGGCGCTTGTCCCGCCGCCAAACACCAACACATGTACTTCAGCCTCATACGTTGATGGGCTCGCTCGGTATACGTAACCATATAGCGACACCGAACCAACACCATCGCCACCGTCATGTAATATACTGGTCGTGCCAGAGTCCCATGCCGTCGCTCTGTCGGTTTTAGCTATCACGTCGGAGATATACGCTCCGGGCGGCACGCTTATGCTTGCCTTGAAAGATTGATGGCTATAAACTGGCGAATTTGGCAGATTTATGCGAGCAGACACTGCTTGCTGCTGGAAGCTTGCGTCATAATCAGAGTTTTTAATAAACCTGTTAACCCTTGCCATCGTAGCCATCCTTGAGAATAAAGTAATAGAATCCATTATCTGTTGCGCCGTTTGGCGTCTGTACAATCAGTTGCTGCTCTGTAATTTTCGTTTTATTGACGGACAATGAACCATATTGCCCCTTTTCAAACACCCAGCAAATCGGCAAATAGCCAAGGTTGTGGTTTACCGTGCCGCCGCCGACTGGCAGCTCGCCAGACGCGAACAGTTTATTATACCGCTTGTCTGAATTAAATTTGTATGTACCGAGTGTATCGAACTCGGCAATGTTGCCAGTATAATTTGGCGGTGCGATAAGTATACCCTTAATATAGAACGTCACCGATTTATCAATACTGCTTCCTCTAAAAAACAGGTCTGAATCACGGCTCAAATAGGTGTCTAACGAAATATCTGGACTATTTCCGAAACCACCTCTTGAAAATGCGTCAAGATCGTTTGCCCACGAAAAATTAGGATCGGTACTCCAGATACCGCGAATGAGCGGCTTAAAAGGCAGCCCATGTGGTATTCTGTTTTCTCCTACATAAATTCCCCACCCCTGATCAGCGGTAGTCATTCGAGTACTGAACGTCTTGGCGATGTAGATTTCCGGATAATCAGAATTAAATATCACGTACTTAACTCCTGAATTATGTCAATGCCCGGGTCGCTAATTGCCTCGATGATGTGCCCGTCTTTCGGGTGCGAGCCAATCAAAATACGCCGCGTGCCGTCAGTCTCACTGTAGATAAATCCTTGCGAGTTTATCCGCGTCAATATCACGCCGTTTTTGCGTATCAATAGCTCGCCAGTACCTTGATTGATAGAAATATCGCCGTTGTTTGTGCTAATGACTTTGTTTCCTTGAAATTCCACATTTTTCACGATTGCCATAATAAAGCTCCTAACCCAGCACGTCTGTGCTGTCTAATTTAGATTTGTCTAATATGAATGGGCTGTATACTTTCTGCCGGCGCGCCTTAATCGTCGTCTCCAGTAGCCCGCTACTCATTTTCATACTGATTGCTGTGATGAGGTACGTTCCCGGATATTTATAATCAACCTCGACTATATCGCCCAGCTGCAAGCTCGGGTCGCCTTTCAAATTAACCTCAATATTCGGCGAATACTCGCTTTGCTTGCTTAAAATGTCGGTCGCTAGCAAGTCGCAGTTACGGTACGAGCCAAAGAAATTATTATCAGAAATATTCAGCAGCATATCGCCGTATTTTTCGCGGCTGTCGCTGTCGTATGCCTCGTAATCGATAGTATCGACGACTTTTGCCGGCTCGCCCCACAATTCAATCGCGTCGATACTCAGCGCGCCAGTGTTCGTGTTGATGAACGTCACTTTGTACGAATCCTGAAACAGCTCGCCAGTCGCCGTTACGTTGATAGGCACTGGTATGCCGCTCAAGTTGCGAGCCGTAAACCATGATGATGTTTTCATGCCATTAAAGATTAGATTATCAGCGCGCCATGCTGGGTCGCTTAACGACAGCCAAACCTCTAGCCGCCCTTTTGCTGGCACACGCCACTTATCCTCGTCAGCGCTGTTTTTCCAGCCGTTTTCATTTTCGTTAGAAAATATCGGCTGCAACTTCTGAACGGCGCGAACCTCAGATTTTATCTTGACGTGATTGATTACTCCGCCAGTACGGCTCGGCTTAATGCTGATGATATTTGAATCGTTTAATATCATCACCGGCTGTTTGCCGACCACGCCAGAACGTGTTGTAAATCGCGCTACGCCCTGCTCGTCTAACCATAGAGCGCCGTTCTCTGCCTGCACCAATTTGCGCAGAACATCGCCAGCTTTCTCTCCTTTGTTGAATATCACGAACGGGATTTTGTTTTGCCCGATAGCCAGCTTATATTGGTCGGGCGTCATACCATATTGCTGAAATATGACGGCAATCACTTTGTCGGTAGTTACGTCGCGCAGCTTGATGGTTGACCGCAATTCTGATTCGGCAATCTCGCTCAAAAAGTCCAGGGCTGTCCAACGAACCTGCAACGTGTCGTCGCTGTATGACGGCATCGATTGCGTCATGCCGACGAACACTGGCAACTTTTCTTCCGACTTAAAACCCATATACAGGCGCAACGGGCGGCGCGGCAGCATATGTTTGGCGACAGGCGACGGCGCGTTATCTTCATTTGAATAACTCAAATAGCCATCGTAGTTATTCAGCGTGATATCGGCAACGCTCGATTGTACGTTGTACGGAAACTCAACGCTTCGCTCGAACCCCATATCAATCACTCGGTCGGTAATGTCGGCATACTCATAAGCGTCCCACACCTGCGTCGGATTATTGTCTTGCGTCGCCAGCAAATCAGCGCCGTTTACTTTCGATTGATTGAGCGTAAACCACTGCAAATCGGTGCGCCGCTTTTTTGTAAATGACAGGCTGGCTTTCCAGTCCAACGGGATAACTTCGCCGCGCGCTAGCTGGTGAAATCTGTCGGTCGTAACCTGCATAATCCTAACCTCCCATCTGCCGCGTTTCGCGCAAAGTTATCTTTACGCCTTGCACCATGCCGCAGTTGCTGATAATATTCTTGTCGCTTATCGACATCTGCACCGGCATGTTTTCCACAACCAGGTTTGGTCCAGTTACGGTCATCAGCGGGTATTTGTAAGTAGTGAATTGCCGGTCGTAGAATCCGCGCAATCTCTTATATTCATCAGCCGACATGTACGCCCACTGGTGTTCCCAAATTCGCTTGTAAAAGCCAAAATACGTGCTCACATTGCCGTCAGCCGTTTCGATCGTCTTCATGCCGCCGTCAACAACCTTTTCAGTAAACGGTACTTCCAACAAATCATACACCACCGAATCTTGAGCGTCGGTTAGCTTCAGAATAAGGCTCATATTACACCTCCAGCGCCCATTCTCGAGCGATTTATGATTTCTAATTGGTCGGCAATCTGCTGCGCAACCTTGCGCTGCTCAGCCGGGCTTGTGGCGAACACGCCACTGATATTGATGGTGATATTCTGCCCAGCGCTGCCGCCAATTTTATCAACCAAGCTCGCCATTTTGCTTTCTGGTACGACCCACTCGTCCTCGCCGCCATCACCAGCGCGAATGATGCGGCCGCCCGGCTCGACGATACCACCAGTGTACATGCGCGGAATATGCACGCGCCCCAGCCTGCCAATATTGACGCCTGGAATCTTATTGATAGCGCCGATCGCGCCGTTAATGAGGTCAATCGGGCCGTTAATGAAGCCCTCGATGAACCCAAGCACACCGTTGATGGCGTTCTTAAACACCTGTCCGACAGCACGTCCGAAGTTGCCGGCAAAGCTGCCGAACAGTCCGGCCAGCCTATTCCAGAGATTGCCTATCAGATTGCCGAATGCACCGAACAGCGCACCGATAATTTGTGGCACGGCTTTCACCAGTGCTAAAAATAGCTGGATTGACGCTTTAATCAGCATTTTGATGTTTGTCGGGTCGGTCAGGAACGTAACCAGATTATTTATCAGCGTCGGCATAACCTGAACCAGTGCCTCCATAATTTGCGGCCATGCCTGCACGATTGCCAGGAATAATTGAATCGCGCCATTAAGCAGCAGCGTCAGCGTCTCTGGCTTTGTCAGCTCTTGCGCGATTGTCAGTACTAAATTCGCGACAGCAATTAGGATTTGCGGCAAAAGCTGCACCAGCGCCTGTATCAGCGTTGGCAACACTTGAACTAATGCGTCGAATATCGTTTGAATCAACTGTGGCAACATCGCCACAAGCTGTAGGGTTAGTTGTATGGCTGCTGATAATATGCTCGGAAATAGCTCATTAAATAATATCGGGATTTGCTCGATGAGTAGCGGCGCTAGCTCTTCAACCAGCATAACGATACCGCCCAGTGCCTTTCTGAATGTCGGTATGACATTTTTGCCAAATGTGCCAATTGATTTGACAAAATCATCAATTAGCTTGTCAAAATCCAAATCTTCGTTGCTGATACCGGCAACCAGGTTATCCCACGCCGACTTCATCGTCGTAAAGCTGCCACTGATGGTCTCGCTGGCTTCCTTGGCGGTCGTGCCGGTAATACCCATGCGTTCCTGCGTTTTATGGATACCCTCAATCAGCTTATCGAACGGAATATCCTTGACATTCTCTGCCGTGGCTTTGAATGAATCGCCCATCACACCGCTGTCGTTGATAAGGCGTGCCATCTCGCTCTGCGTACCACCATACCCCAGCTTGAGGTTGTCGAGCATAGTGTAGTTGTCTTTCGCGAAGCCCTGATAAGCGTCCTGGATCATCGACATCCTTGTGCCCATCTTATTGGCGTTGTCAGCCATGTCAGTAACCGCCATGTCGGCATATTTAGCGGCCGCCTCAGTATTGCCACCAAGACCCTGCAACAGCGACGCCGAGAAGCTGGTTACTGTGTCCATGTACTGATTCGCCGACAGTCCAGCTGTCTTGTAGGCGTTGTTAGCATATTCCAGCACTGTATCGCTTGACTGCTTAAACAGCGTCTCTACGCCGCCGGCTAACTGCTCATAATCTGCGTAGCCCTTAACTGCTGCCGTCGCCAATCCAGCAACAGCAGTACCAGCCGCTTCCAATCCAACTGCTGCTGCCTTTCCAATAGCAGCAAAACCACCGCCGACCTTACCGCCGGACGAATTGACCTTTTTCTCGGCCCTATCCAAGCCCTTGTCAAGGTCATCAGTGTTGACATCGACAATATAACTAATCTTGCCAACGGTGGTGTTGCCGCCTATCGCCATGGCTACGGTTCACTCCTCTTGGCGAAAGGCTTGATGCCTTTTTTGAACGAATCGTTCGGGTGTTTTGAGAAGACACTGCCAGTGCTGATTTGACCGGCACGAGCCTGCTCGACCAGCTTTGCATACCAAACTTTGCGCGCACCCTCCAGCAAGGCGTTAGCCTCTGCTAGCGTAATTTCGTCATTGCGAATCGCCCTGATGCCCTCCCAGCCGAAATAATAGCCAAACTCGGCAACAATATAGACTTCGTTTGAAATACGGTTATCAAACTTGTCAGAACGCTCCATGCGCCGCTTAAAGCGAGCCAGCGCCTTGCTCTTGTCTTCTTCAGACATCAAATCTAGCAGGTTAATCATCGGATTCCTCCTCAGCTTCATCGCCAGAACCGAACGCTCGAGCATTTAGTTTTTGTAGTCCGGCTGTACCGTATTTTTCCAGTAGTTCTTTTGTGAATCTCTGATCGTCAGTGCCATCGTCAAATAGTTTCATCCAGCTCCGTGCTAATGATTCTTGCGTGTCATTCATCTCGACCATCAATTTGTCTAACTCATCGACCATTGCCAGCGTTTCTTTGGTATCGCCGCCTTTAGTCTTTTTTGCCGCCTCAAATCGACTTTTTAAATTGAAAGCCTTTTTTGATATCGTGCTCATTTTTGTGGTTTTCCGCTGAATATCCAGCTGTGTACCCGCGCCTAATTTACGGACGGTGTAGACGTGTCCGTCGATTTTTGCCTTAACCTCGCGGATTAAACCCTTGGTTGATATTTCAATTTCGCTCATGCGACATCCTTTCGTTTATGTTCTAAGCCAGATTATGGTTACCTCTGGTGTGGCAATAAAAACACCCCGGTTTTCCCAGGGTGTTTCATGATTTGCCGCTTGAATCACGGCGATGCCGGCTTTGCTTTCCACTTCAACTCCGAAGCGTCCCAGTACTGCGGCGTCTTCGGGTCTGGATAACCGAGCAGCAGGTAGCCGTCAGTTGTCGGCTGCATCTGAACCGTCAGCTCAATCTGCGCAGCGTCGCTGGTTGACAGCGTCGGATTGAACTTCCGTTCAATTAGCCCAGCATAAACGTGAAAGTCGTCTTTAGCGTCCTTGCCGGCACAAAGCTGATGAATATGGATCGGCTGCGGCGTACTGCCCTTGCAATTCCCGCCGCCGAAAATCATCGGGTCAGTGTCAGCTACGTCAAACGCCTTTTTCACGTAGTCAAGCGATGGCAAGAATAACGTAAATGTTATTTCTGCGTCAGACGCTTTGCCGGATGGTTGTTTGCGCGTTCCTGCCTGCGTTTCAGCTTCAAGCGTACCCTCGCCATAGTTCACGGTGATATCGCCTAGCAGTTCTGCCGGGAACAGCACTTTGCCGACAGTCATTTCCCACTTTCCAGCGAGTAACTTTTCAGTGTTCATGGTGTTTCCTCCATTTAGTTAGTAATAAATCGTTCCAGTGGCTGAATAGATAACAATACCGTTATCGTCCTCTCCCACGCTGGTTATCGTGGACACTGGCATAATTGCCACATTCCGATAACCTTTGTCGGTCGCCGGTGGAACTGCCGGCAGTCCGCATACTCCATACGAGTTATTTAGAAAATCGACAATCTTGCTCAGCCGCTTATAGCCGTCAACGTCGTCGGTGCCGCGGCTATACAGCTCGTAGCTCTGTGCGCGACGTTCGCCTCTCAACTGCTGGTTGCCTACATTCGCGATATAGACACCCTTGCGGCCAAGAGCTAGCTTCTGAAAAAACAAGTCTTTGTCAATTTTGCCAAACCCGTTATCTTCCAAGTACTTCAGTAGTGATAAAGTGATCATCGCGTACCTTTCATCCAATTTTTAATACCCTCTTTAGCCACGCTATCGCCTGCTTTTTTGAGATAGTTCGTGGTCTGCGGGTTTTTTGAGTTTTCAAAGTGCCGGCGCCGTGCATACGGTACTCGGCCATCGCCAAACGTCACCTGAACGGCCGTATCGACAGTCTCAACTCGTCCATCGCTACGAAGCGCGCCAGTGAGTTTTGGTGCTATCATGGTAGCCCGTCCGAGAATGGCGTCGCCCATCGCTCGCTTGGCATTTTTAATGTTTTCTTTTTGTACTGCCTTGAACGCCTGCACGCCGCCATTAACTTTGCTGATTTTAACTTTAACTGCCATATTCAGCCCTCTCTAACGTCAGCGTGTAGTGCTCTACAGAGCCAGTATCGAAATTCTTACCCTCAGTAACGCCGACTATCGTGTAAAACTTACCGCCGCATTCAATACCGTCGCCGACAATCTCGCTGTTAGCGTCTACGTCCTCGGGGTGTACATGTAGCGTAGCACTCGATTCGTGCGTCTCCTGATTCTGGCTGCTAACCATGCCAGATTTCAGTTTGAACACTCCAGAGTGTGCGATTCGCTCAGCGATTGTGTTACCCTGCACGACACCCCGATTAATCTTCAGGTAGTTGTACATCACTTCAGTGAACACATCAAACACGGTCATCGAGATTTAGCCCTCCGCTATTTACCGGCATCACTTTGCCGTGGCGGATACCGCCGCACGCCCTATATTTGGCGATGATGCCAGCGTTTAACTTCATCAATTCCTTAGTAGGGTTGTAGCCCTCCCGATAAGTAATTGAGAAGTCTTCAACACGCTTCGACGATACACCGCCCTGTGCTTTCGCCTCATCGGTAATATTGCCGAAGAATCGTGCCCATACCAACGCCAAATCGTTTGGCAGCGGATCGATATCATCGAGCTCGCGGCATAACAGCCCCTCAAGTCGTGTCTTCGCAATATCCAAGTACAACTTGAAGTTGTTTTTTTCAATAGGAGAAAGGGAGCGGCCGAGTAATGCCGCTACCTTGTCTTCGTCAAGTTTTGCCATCTCAATCGCTCCCCTCTCCTAGAATTAGGCTTCCACTGCAACTGCAAATGTTTTGTAACCTTGTGCCGAGCCGCCGATGTAGCGTTCAGTCAACATCACGTCTTGGTTGTAGTCGAGATCAAAGTCAGTGCGCACTGTCGCGTTGTTTTCACCCATAGTCACATAGGCTTGGTCAACGTAGGCGATAGCTTTCACTTTGCCGCTATTAAAGCTGTTCAGCTCTGGCAGCTCGTAAACAGCCTTAACTTCAAACAGCTCTTCCAGCTTGACTTTGGCAAACATGATGTTGCCGTTTGAATCTTTCATCAAGCGGATTTTGCGGCGGAATCCCTCTGGAACGATCAGGATTTTACCCTGGTTGTTTTTATCCTTGACAGATTCGACCACCTCAACGCCGATTTCGTATTCCGTCTTGCTTGCCGCGTCAACCTTGGTAACGACTTTGCTGCCATAGCCGCTCGCGTCGCCTGCATCAGCTACAACTGGATACAAACCGCGAGTGCCCTCGAGAGTTGCATCTTTGCCAGTACCGGCAGTCAACAGCGCGCCAACGACGATAGCATTTGCTACGCGGTCAGCTAGCTCTTCAACGCGGAACTTCAACAGTTCGCCAGTTGAATCGTCAAAGATGTCCTGTAAATCGATATCAAGCCGCTTGTAGATAGCTTTGCCTTTGATATCGCGGCGAAGACTTTTGAGTGTCTGCTCTTTCTTTTTCTCGCCTTTCTGGTGTCCGAGCGCCGTGTCGTCAGTACCCATTGCGTATAGGCTGCCGCCTCGAGCGCCAACATGGCGGAATGTGCCGAGGATTCCCGGATTGTCAATCCACGCCTTGAAAAAGATGCTCTCGATTTCAGCTGGCAGGATTGCGTCGCCGGTGATGCCCTTACTCTTCAGGTGCGCGCCCCACTCGCTCATAATCTGCTCAGTGCTGCCGCGGTGGTTTTTCTTAATGATGTCCCTGAAAGCAAGCAACGCTGCTTTTGACTTCAGGTAGCTGTCAGTCGCTCGCGGTGCTTGAACAGGCTGCGCCGCTTTTTTAACGACGCTGTCGGTTGCAATTGATTTGTTCATTGCATTGTCTCCCTCTTCGGTTGTTTGGTTAGTAGTGTCACCGTCAGTCTCTTCACCGGTTGGCGTATCTTCGCCCTCCTCCGAGTTTTGCGTTTCCGCTGACGCCTCTGGCTGCTCAGGCGCTTCGTTTTCAGTTGTTTCGACAGGTGTACTGTCTGCATTGTCTACATTTTCAGCTGGTTGCTCGTTGTGGTCGATGCCATCACCGGTAGCTGTACCGAAAGTGTCATTTTGCTTTGATTTAGCTTCAGGCATTTTCTTGTCTCCTACAATGGATTTAATGGCAATAATCCGCGCGTCCTTGTTGCTGCCGCGGTAAACCAGCGACACCTCGATAACCTCAGCGTTACTGATAGTTTCCGCTTCAAAATTAAAATCGTAGTCAATCATCGTAATGCTAAATGCATTGGACAAATGACCCTCATCAATCAGCGTCAACATATCCTGCGCGATTTCTCGGCTGCTAATGCCAGCCTCAAAAACCAGCTCGCCGTTGCTAAAATAAGCGCGCCGAACAGAGCCGATCACGTCGCGAACGTCGCCAGAGTGGTTTAACATTAGCGGGATGTCGATAATCTCGCTAATACCCTCTTCTGGAATCGCCCCAACGATAATCTCGCCACCGCCCTTGAGAGGCAGCCGCAAGCTAGCAACATTGACCTGCTCGTAGTGTCTATCGACACTAGCCGAACTCGCCACAAAGACAATACGCCGCTCGCCGTCAATTTCTTTCGACTTGATGGCGCTGCTGAACGAAACAATCTTTGATTTAGCTTGTTTTACCATAATCTTCCTTTAAGCTTTGATATTTCTTGCCGACAGCGCTCATTTGAGCATTGCTTTCGTCAAGCCTGATTATGATAGGGTGTGGTGTGGCAGGCGAAATTATGATATAATGCACACATTATGAAAATGCACGCACCCAGCTTCGTTTTAGGCGCAGCTACATCGAGATTTGTTAGAAAATACTGGTATATCGGTGTCTTCTACGTATTGTTCTACTACATGTTTATTGCCTTTTTCTGGGTAATGTATCAAACGTATTACTGGCTGTTTTACCGTCTTATTTTCTGCGGCATCAGGTCGCTAATCGGCAAAAAAGCCGCTACTTCCGATTAGCCGTCTTTGGCGGTACTTCCGGCGCAGTAAACTTGTGCCGGATTTCTTTTTGCGAAGAATTCGGCGTCACCACCTTGATGTTCAGTTTCGCCTTGCATTTGCTGTTTGTGCAAATCAAACCCTCGATGATAGTTGTACCTTTGGTATCCATCAAATAACGGCCGCAGTATTTACAGGTTATCTTCATGACGCTACCTCGTATTGAATATAGCAGCCGCAGTTTGGATGCATATTGGCAGAATCAATGTCGGCAAAGTCGTTCAGGAACGTGCCGCCATCAGCGCCCTCCAGCTTGTCGCCTCTCACGAGGAACGAATTGGTCACGAGTTCCTTTTTGCCATTCATGGCTTGGCAAAATTCGCAGCCGGCGCCGTTTGTATGCCAGACTTTATAGATTTTTGCACCGGTTTCGTGCATGAGCTGCTGCATAGCGTTAACGCTTGATTGACCAACGCACCGATGTTCTTCAGTACGAGCCATCCGCTGTACCCGCCACTCGTCAGTGTTCATAATATCGCGCAGACTTCGCGCCAGTGTTTCTTTGTCCCAGCCCTCATACTGTCCGCGAGCCAACACGCTGCGGATACTTGCGGCGGTATCATCGCTGTATGAACGCGCGACGTTTGTCAGATAAACTAGATATTGCGCTTTAGTCAACTCATTGACGACGAATCGTGACGTATTATTGATAGCGATGCCGTTTGCTTCCAGTAATGCCAGCCCCTGCTCGTAGCTAATCTGCCCTTTCGATAACATGTAGGCTGTCAATACTGCCATAATTTCAGCAACCATTGACGTTATGTCAGATTCCTCAGTATCGCCAGCACTCTTGCTGGCCTCGCCCTCAATAGCGGCGTCAATCTGCTTCTGCATGTACTTGCGCACAACTTCAGCCACATCATCAACCACGCTCTGATCCTCAGGATTGGCAGATTTATGTTTGTGTTCGCATTGGTGAGATTTTGTCGGCAACGCTGCTTTTTCGCTCGGCTCGTCAATTGAATCTGGCGCGCTGTCAACTTCGCCGCCATCGTCAACCTCTGGTTTGTCGTTGTTTATTACTGGTGCTGTTGGCTTCGCCTCCATCCTCAGTAGCTTATATGAATTGCTTAGTTGAAATGCGTCAACTATACTGTCGATTGAAAAGCCGGCGGCTATCATGTCGCGAATGATACCACCCTCAATGTTTCGCGTTTCAGCTCGCACCTTGTCCTCATCTGCTAGGTTCGGAATGTCTATCTTGTAGGTGATTGCATAACCTAGTCCGCCAGTGATACGGTTAAGCTCAAATGTGAATCGCGTCCAGATTTTCAATGCTAGCGGGTCAACCGTATATGTCAAAAATACCCGCTCCGCAACTGCTACCGACGCGTAGTTTGAGTTCTGTAAAAAGCCCTTAATTTCATCAGGAACGCCGTAGGCACTATCGAGCTTTTTATTAGCCTGGTTAAACAGCGATTCCAGATTCATATCTTTATTTGACTGCGCGAATGGAATCCACTGAATCTGCGCCTCTACTGGCAAGCCGGTCTCATCGCTAATTGGTCGATGAGTATAGATAACGTTGTTGTTTCTGCCGCTGCCGCGATGCCGGCGCTCCATCTCGTCAACCTGCTTATTAAAATCTTCAATGGTCGCTGCGGTAATAATGAACTGCCCCGCCGGTACTGCCCCATTTTCAAATAGCCCCGCCTCATAGGCAGCAATATAGTCGTCAAGGTTTGCCCATTTATTAGCAGCGACACTTGGCGAATAGCCGCGGCTCAAATTATACGGATCAAAGCCGGAATATATTTCGATAACTTCGGTCTCGTCGTACGTAGCGCCAGCTGTCAGGTATTTCTTAACACCATTAGACACAACCTCAGACACGCCCTCCAGGAACGTAAAGCCAGCAAGGTTATCAGCTGTAGCACCCTTGCCAATAACAGCCTCGCCGTTTTCGTAGTGCCAAACGGCCAAGTATACCTTGCGATGCACCAACGTCATCACCATTAAAGCTTCGCGAAAATCGACAGCACTCATCTGCTGGTTCGGTCGATAAATAGCGTTCAGCGCGCTCACATTTTCGATAGGCTTACCGTTGCCGTCAATCGCAAACGGGCGTATTGTCATGAACGCGTTGGCAATTTTGGTAATATTCGGATAGGCGTTGTCGTAGGTCTTGCCTTTATAAAAACTCAAGGCTGTCGGTATACTGCTACCGCTGCCAAGATAACGACGTCCGTCTCTCGTTACGTAAGATTTCTTTCGCGCTCCTAGCTTGAGCATTTTGCGAACATTATTAAACATACTACAGATTATGTTTATAAGCGGTGTGGCATAGCGACAGTATTATCTAATGCCGGCGTACTGCACCTTTTTTGGCTTTGGTGGCGTGTAATAGCATAATATCGTAGCGTCGGCTTCGTCTGGCGAACGGTAGCCGCGTTTCTTGTATTCGTCCTTGCTCTCAACCTGCCGTCGCCCCTGCTTGTCCATCTTCCATTCGCGGTTCGATAACTCAGTCAACAGATCTTTGTTTTCGCTCAATTCAATTTCGTCGATAATCGATTGCAAATAAAACCAGGCTTCGCTAATCATGTTCGGATAGCGATTTTTATCTCGAGCCGCTGCCCCAAAGTTAATTGGCATAACATTGTAACCGCGCTCTTTCATCTGGTCGGTAACGCCGCCACCAACGCCAGTATCGTCAATCTTTATTAAGACGCTCTTATCAAAATCAACAAACGCCTCCAGCAGGTCGCAGATTTCGTTGGTTCGCTTTTTCGTATACGACGCTCTACGGGTCTCTTTCATGCCTTTGCGCTTTACGAAGACAGTACGGTCGTTACCAAGGCGTGCTACGTCAACGCCCACTTCAATAGCCCCCTCATCGTCTACTTTACGTCCCATCGCTGCCATCACCCGTGCCGCCGAGATGATGTTGCGCTCTGTTTGGTTTATCGCTTTGCCGAGGTAGTCGTGGGCGTAGTCTTCAGGATGATTTAATCTAGCCATCTCGATTTCGTATTTTATTTCGTCGCTCAGCCAACCATTTTTTAATGCAATACGATAATCTAACTCCAAGTGCAGCACATCACGGCGCGGCGGGTCAGTAATAAAATATGAGATGACGGGGTCGATGTCAGTAATGCGGTTTAGCGTCCAGATAATGCGCGAGCCAGGCTTACGGATTGTTGGCGTTAATATGCGTATTGATTTTGAGGTGATGGTTTGCGCTTCGTCAATCCATGCCAAATCCACGCCCTCAAGCGATTTAATGGTAGTCTCCACGTTTCTGTCTAGTCCCTTGAAAAGAAACTCCGAGCCGGTCGCCGTATTATAGATAGAGTCTTTAGTCCATGTAAAATCAGAAAAGCCGTATTTGTCAATTAAATCAAGCAACAGTTGGTATGACGAATCGCTGATGTTTTTCTGGAACTGGCGCAAACAGGCGGTACGCATTTTACGGCGGCGTGCTTCCAGTAAACAATATCGAGCCACCGTGTGCGACTTCAGCGAATAGCGGCCACCCTCAATGACGGCATGACGCCACCACGAATTAAACAGCGGCGCATATTCAATCGGTAGCTGAACCGTTGTTTTTGGTGCTTCCATTAGCAAACTCCACCAACGCTATCGGCGCAACACTCTTGCCGTCGCTCGTTATGTCGGTCTTTTCAGAAAACTCGGCAGTGGTCTTCGCGATAAACTTCGCCGTATCCTGTGCAATCTTCTCGTCGACCGAATCAAGCGACTTGTTAAGCACCCGTTTGGCTTTCTCGACCATATTCTTTTTATCTGTCGATTTTCCGACAATTTCATAGACAATATTTTTTAGCCATGGCAAGTCAAAATTAGTAGTAATAGTCCTGGCGTACGATTCGCTGTAGCCAGCCGCCAACGCACTTTGCAAAGCATTGTCGTAAGTCGATGAAGACGGCAAATAATAGCGAAGTGCAAAATCAATCTGTTTTGCACTATACCGCTCCAACGGTCGCCTTTTATCAAACTTTCTCGCCCTGGTTTTCTTTTTCATAGTCTCATGATGTCATTTGGTGGTGTGGCGCGGCAATCAATGTACGTTGCGCGCCCTGCCCCACTCCGGCACTGTTCTAATTTTTGCATTGGTTAAGTCTGGCATTTTCCGTGCGCTGCTCACGTTGATGTTGTATAGATTAGCTAAATGATTTATGTAGCTCAGGCTAATATTTCGATGATCAGTCAAGGCACGACGAAAAGGCTTCCAATTATCAGAATAGAAGCCTCTCTGTCGCACGAACCAACGCTCGTAACAATTTATGCCATACTTATGCTTAACGTAGATAGTGGTGGGGTTGACGCACACAATCGTCAACCCGTTTACCTCTCTTACTACTGTTGTATCGTATTTTTTTGCCATATCACCCTCCGTTTTTTTTATCTCTCCACCTCAGTAGCATAAACCTCTCAATCGTTCGATTGCTGCCTTTCAACCTTAACGTTATCAACACACTGCCAAGGCGATGACGCTATCGTAAACACCTTGTTACTTGTGACGACTACCTTGATGTTCTTATTTTTCGCGGCTTCATTCACCAGCTTGATATATGGCGAATTTGGCGGCAAGCAGAACTTGCTAGTATTTTCTTTTGTCACCACTGTGTTTTCTGATGCACGAACACTGAAATGAGTATTGCCACCTAACAGGCTGTCATTTTGGTTGTTGTAAACGATTCCCGAAACTATATTTTCAGAAGTCTGCCACCGTATTAACGACACGCAGTAGATAGGCGTTGCGATTATTAATATTGTTAGCATGTATCCCAAAAATTCTCGTATTTTAGACATTTTAGCCTCCTATTTAGTTATTGATTCGATAAACTCAATCGCTGCATCGCAGCCTTTGCAAACAACGGTCTGAATGCCAGCCTCATTGAGCGTTTTAGTCCACTTCTTTTGATTTGTTGATGTTACACCTCCTTTCTTGCGTTTCATTTCGACGAATACCAAACGATTTGCGTATGTATTGGTATATGATGATAGATCCTCTCGAGGCACATTGTCGCCGTATCCATACCAGACATCCGGCACGACTACGGCCAAGTCAGGCACGCCAGAACTCACGCCAAGCTTCTTGTTCTTAATTCGCTGCTTGTGGCTTTTGGTGTAGGTTTCGTTAGGTACTCTGAAATGTGGATAGCCTTTCAACTGTAGCCACTACACAAACGCCTCTTGCTCTTGATCTTCGTAGGGATTATCTATGTTTGCGAGATTAGGCATTGCTACTGCCCCTGTCAATTACCTTGAAACATTCACTCGGCTTCCTCAAAAAGCGTTCGGTGTTCTCGCCATCTTTCATTTCAATCAGCACCTTGGTAACTTTTCGGGTTTTGAATATTACGAAGAGTCCATCGAGTAGGCGCGTAGTATGTTGCTCCTCGGTTACTCCGCCAGCAACAACAACGCCAAGTCCATATCTGTCAGGATTGCTCTTTCTTTCGTCCCGATAGTTGAAGTACACTTTGTCGCCGACAGCAAGCCCGTCAAAAGACTGCCGAAACGCCGACTCTTTAAGTTCGATTCTGTCCATTACTTCCTCCTATTTTTCGATTCATCTAGCCACTCTCGATACTCGATCTCGTCCTCGATTGCCGGCACAATTAGGGCTGTTAGTATTACGATTGCGAAAATTATTGCGATTATTATGGTCATGACTGTTTCTCCTCTGGCTTTTTGATTCGCACCAGGCGACAGTTTGTAATATATGCCCCCATGATGCTTGTCCTGTCGCCAGTCTCTAAGGCTCTAAGCGCCGGTAGTCCCACGCCACACATCTCTATAATCTGGCAGACGATGTTAATTTTATTGCCAGTTTCCGTATCTTTATAGACAACCAAAACATAATCGTGCATCCGCAACTTGTCATCGTCACCTATCTCCCAATCGTCGTAGGTAAAATGGCTTAAAAACAGGTCGCAGCATGCTGCGTGGTTGTAGCTGTAGTCGCTGTGGTCTAGCGGCTCTTTAACGTAGTCGTCCCATAGCGGTTGGCCGCAGTTGTGGCATTCTGGACGGCCAGCGCAATAGCAAAGGTCGTGTCCGTCGTTGCATGACAATACACGAGGATCGCCTCGCCGTTTTATGTCAGTCATCGTCCAGCTCCTCTAACCTCTTTTTATTTGCGTAGTCAATAAGGCTCTCGTAATCTATATTCATAGTCACCTCAATGCGCGGCACCAGTAGTATGGTCCCGTCAATTCCGTTTCTCGCAATGGAATCAAACTCGAAATTAGCAAAAGCCAAACATGAATCAATATTATCTTTGATGTAGTCTATAACCTGTTTTCGATCAGTTTGTAGCATGGTACTTTTCCTCAGGTAACTCAGAACTTTTACTATCAAAACGCCTGTCTATTATCACGAATGACTGCCAAGGGGCTTCTCTGAAAATAGTTCCAACCGTTTCTTTGGCCAATAACTCGGCATTATAAACGTCTTCATCCCAGCCGCTCGCAATGACGAGTACTCCATTGTATTCATAATTAAATTCATATTTGTAATATCGAGCGAAATTGACCTCGAGGTTTTCATACTCTTCTGGCAATTCATTTTTAATTCCCTTGTTTTCGTCTATGACTACGATTTTTTTCATTGACATCTCCTTTCTCTTATCCACAAATCAGCGGTTTAGTTGACACTACCCTTAAAAATCACTATCGCACTCGGAAACGGTGCTGGGTTTGGTTGGTCGTCGAACTTCAGCCTACCTTTTATGTAGCGGATTTCGGTCGCTTTCATGCAATAATCGTGCCACCAGCGTGTGTCGGTTCGGCTTGGTATCAGAAATACAACTGTTTTGCCTTTCCGCCATTCCCGGTAGCCTTTCTCAATCCATTTTGGCAACTCTCGCCCATAAGGTGGATTAACATAATTAGATCCCCCCCCAGTCGCTGGTCAGCCCATCAATCTTGCCATCCCAGCCAGCAGGACATGGGTCGTGGTCAAACTGGAACTCTGAATCAAGCACTTGATAGACTGCCTTTGGTGTTCGCCAATCCATTCTTAGTGAGCTAAAATGTGGTTTGGTCATAATCTTCCTTAGTTAATAACTTTTATACATTCATATTCATCTGCGAATCGCTATCAATCCGCTTCTTGCCAGTCACGAGGTAGCGTGAATCAGTCAGGTTGCTGTCGACGTAGTTGTCGGCCAGGATATTGACAAACATCATTGCGTCACGATTGTCCATGATAATAATGCCGTCGTTATTGTCTGACATAAGCGCCAAATCCATTTCCTCGGCGTAATCGATGATTCTCTCTTTACAAGGCAAATGCTCAACGTCCAACTTCATCAACATGGCGGTCAATGATTTGTTGCGGTCAGCCAACTCTGCGAATGACAACCCCTCAGGCAAGTTCAGTGCAAACTTTTTCATCAAAAGATCAATGACTTGCTTTGTTGCAGCGTCGCTTGATGGATCTTGCTTGAACAAATTGACAAACTTCTTAGGATTAAACGCAAATACTTTACCACCAGCGATTAGCACTTGATTATCGGCTGGTATCTTGAATGCCACATCAGCCTTGAGCTCGCCAAAGCCACTGCCGCTAACTTGCCACGTAAGGCTTCCGCTCAGCATCTGTGATCGCTGCAACTGCTTGGCGATGTAAAAGGTCTTGCTCGTATCCTTCGGGTCGCTAAACCGTGCTACAATACCGTGCATACGCTTCATCTCGTGTTCTTGCTCGTTGAAATCAGAGATACGATCGTCTCCGAGAAAATAAACGAGTGTCTCAGCACGCTGGATACTTTCAAGCTCGCTGTATAACAACACATTTTCTGTCTGATCGTTTGTCGCATAGTCTCTGACAGATAATCCAACTGCTGCTCCAGTCTCCACAAAATTGATCATGTCGTAAAGAAATAGCGATCGCATTTGGTCTTCTATGGTCGATGTTCTCAGTGGTAACACGTATGGCGTAAAGTTTTTATTGAAAATGAACAGGTCGATGAGCAGATCTTTCTTATTAGCATCAGCCCAGTTCGCCCACTGGAATATGTCGAATTGGTTATCGTCGATCATTTTTCCCACCAAAATCCTTTCTGCTCAGCCTCAGTCTCAGACTGTTTGTCGTCTTTCCGACTGCCGG